TCTAGTTCAGCATCAAAAGGAGGCGTCAGAGGTCGTCTTAAACAACCAGTTCGCCGCGCTGATGGAAGGGGTGGTAGCAGCATGCGTGACGCTCTATTTATTGCCAATGAAGGCGGTGTTTTACAACTGAAATCAAGCCTTACCAACGGCGTCCATGCCATTAAATTTCGACCGGATGAAGTCGCTCCCAATGTCGCCGCAGCCGGAAACTATGTGAAAGCGTTAGCAACATCTACTGATGCCGGCCGGTGGAACACCGCCCAAAGCGTTTACAATCAATTATTTTCAGGCGGTAGCGATATTAAAATACTTGTTAATAAACTTGTTGAAGAAAAGCTAACCGCCATTGTGGATGCCAATGCAGGCTCTGTTTACGCTGAAAAACCCGGCACAACTGAAGAAACTGAATCTGCCGAGAAAGCTGGAAAAGCTACTTTTGAAGCTTATTTTCCATCCGGCGGCGAAAAATTACCAGATGGGTTCGATAGATTGCAAAAAACTGTAACTATTGATTTTTTAAAGGACTGTTATAGAATATTCAATTCTCTTCGAAGCGTGTGGGGAGATATGGGCTATGCGTTGTTATACGGGCAACTTAATCTTGCAAACCTTGAGAAAGTGAACGATAAAAACGTAGCTATAGATTTTATTAACGAAGTTTATGGTGATCCCGCAGCAGGCGATTCCGGCATGTTCGGGGGCCTTGTTGCAGGCGCCAAAAGTAAAGCTGCAGGTACCGCTGACACCTCTGGCTTCGGAGACCCGACACAGCTTGCCAAAAAAGAAGATTTTGTAAGAAGCAAGAAGATGATTTTGGTTGGCTATTTGGCTTTCGCAAAACCGGGAGCTGTCTCATGGCCCTCGCAACCTCTCAGTTACGCAAGCTCTGGGTTTGATGGTGACTCCGCGACCGAAATTACTTTTGGCGAAAACGTTGGAAATACTTTAGCAAATAAAGCAATCTCCCAAATTGAAACTTCAGAAATATTTCAAGATTTTATCGAATTATTGAAACTTTATGTTGAAGTTATATCAATTCTTTCCGTTTTAAAAGATGTAGGTGATTTAGATCCACTTGCCGCAAAAGCCATCAGAGATGCTGTTCAAAGATCTGATTTTGATGATTTGTCTAATATGATCGAGCCAATAGCAGAAGCTACCGGTGGAGTTACAAAAGTATCGCGATCAGCACCACCAAAAGGAAAGAAAAGCGCGGAAGAATTACAAAAAGAATCTGCAGCCAATATCAGAACAAGCATTAGAGACTATCTTACAATTAACACACCCATGTTTGCAGCCATTAAACAAAAAAGAAGAGAGGTGGCATATGAAGAATATGAAAAAGCCGAAAATAAAAATAATTCTGTCGATGAAACCTTTCAAGGCGTTTATCCTATTGAGGGAAAACCTGAATGTGGAGTTAGCCAATTAATATTTAATGAAAATCAACAAAAGCTTTTGGATTTAACGCCGGCAGAAGTGTCGTCTTTGGTGCCGATGGTTAGGTTATTTAAGATTGGTCCAGATTTTGAACAAGAAATTCCTTTTGAAAGTAATGCAATCAATAGTATTGAAAACGAACCATCCCTTGAAATTAATCCAAATACAATTATAGAAAATTATAATCGAGGCAATTCTGTTGGTATCAGAAGCTTAGAATGGTCTTATCAAGGAACTAACCCAGCAAACGACACAAAAGACATTTCTTTAACTTTGACTTTATTTTTTCAAAGCTTTTCTGATATTTTGAGAAATAGACATATTGGAATTCCAACCACTCTTCCGAGCGGCAAAACAAAAAGTGGTGTAAACACCTTTTCTTATGCAGATTTAATCACTAGACCAAGAAGATTAAATGCCGACAAAGATAAGTTTATGGATCAATCAGATTATGATCCAGAATACTATAGAATTAAATTTTTGATCGGCTATGCATACTCTGACCCAATTAATGGTGCCGGCGATATCATACCAACTGACAAACGTTTGGCAATTGATACAACCGTTCTTCCAATCATAGCAACATTGATTGATCATCGATTTGATATTCAAGAAGATGGTTCTGTTAATTTGGTAATAACTTACAGAGGTTACCTAGAAGCTGTTGCCCACTCACAGGGTGCTAATATTTTTTCAAATGTTGATTTGCAAAGAAATTATGAAGATGCTAGAAACATTATGATGACAATTCTCAAGAATTGTCAAAGCGGAAATAAAGCAGCTGCCATAAGAGCTAATTTATCTTCACAACTTGATTGGTTTGGTAAAGAAATACAACAGCTTGTTTTTTCATCAATTTTAACGGAACTCCGCGCCCAAGATAAAATATATACAATATACCCAAGAGTAGAAGATCTAATATCAAGAAAAATAATAACTACAGACACAGATTTATACCCACCAACAGATCCGGGAGCGTTTCAAAGCATTTCGGAAGTTATCAAAACAGCTAGAAAAGCAACGGGCAAGTGCGGAACCGCCGATAAAGAAAAATGTGTAGAAGATATTTTTTCTAGAAACATAACACCCACAGAGATCGCTGCTGATGGCAAGCGAGTAGTGCCTTTTTTCTATGTTGGCGACTTAATTAAAATTGTTAAATCACTTGTAAATGTTAGCTACAAACACCGTCAGGTTAGAAAGAAAACAGGCACCGCTGCAGAAAGAGCTTTTGATAATACTAGAATTGTTCTTACTGATATTAAAATGACACAAGATCCTGATGACCCTGTTTTTGAACATGTTATAAACATGTCTGATATACCAATTTCAGTTGAAACATTCTCAGTTTGGTTTGTTAAATATATCACCAAATACCAAGGTAATAGACAGTTTCCAGAATACACTTTTGGTTTATTTTTAAGTGATTTTTTGAGCACTGTCATAAACAAATTTAAAAACTTTTCAGATGAGTCTGGAACTTCTTACTCGCTAACAGATGCAGTTTCTATACAGAGGGCTCAGGTATATGCACCGGTCGATGCTATCGGCCGCTGTGCTCAAAAACAAAAAAAATTAAGTTATAATTTATTTGTTCCCGGTGGCCCTTGCAAAAGCATTACAAGAATAACACAAAATAGTAAACATGGCCCCGGCGAAAGCGAAGATACAATTCAATTTTATTCTGCCCAAGCAGCAGAAAATTGGTACAATTATTTTATATTTTATCCAAGAATTGCTGGGCACAAGAGCGATACTAGCAGGTGTTATCCCATACCAAGCAAAGAAAATTTAGATAAGGCATTTTATCAATTTAATTTCGGCGTTAACAGTGGAATGGTTCAAAAAGTTTCATTTGAAAAAGATGATCAGCCTTATGTGCGCGAAGCAAGATTTTTCGCCGCAGAAACAAACTATAAAAGAAATAGAATTTTGCAATTAAGGGAGCCATATAAAATAACAATTGAAACATTTGGATTGCCTCATATATTCCCCGGCTCTGTGTGCTTTGTGGATTCTAGAACTATCGATCTTGCACTTGGCGCTATTTCAAATCCTAATTCTCTTTCGTATATGTTGGGTTTTGGTGGTTACCACCTAATAACTCACGCTAAGAACAGAATTGGCCCGGGTGAATTTAATACAACATTAACAGCTAAATGGACTTCGCATGGATCAACTGCGACACTAAATGAGGCACTTAGTAGACAATCGGGCGGTAAAGAATCTGATAATTGTGATTTGTATTCTGGGAATAAAGCTGCCTCAAAAAAATCAATTGAAGAGGCGTTCAGAAAAGCCGGCTTTAAAGGAAATGTTTTTGCGGAATCAACCGGATACGATCCTGATCGGGCTAAGCTGGAGGATACTTATCCTGAAATTGCCATATTTGAAGCATTTGCAAACATGCTACACAATAAAGTAGAGGGCATGGGATGAGTTTTGATGGTAAAAATACTCTTGGAGCTTTTGAAGGTTTTTTAAACAGACTTAATTTTAAAGTCAATATTGACGCGTCCGTTAAACGTAGGTCTGATTTTAATGCTGACAGATCAAGATTTGCAAAATGTCTTAAAGATTTTAGGTTCGCTGAAAATGCCACATATGGCAAGCTTGATTTAAATGCAATGGCAGTTGTTTTGGATCCAAGTGAAAATGACAGTATTTTAAAAAAAGCCGGCGTACATAATGAAAGAGGGCAAGTTTTTGTAGTCGATTTTGTAGCTGATGCGTTCGCTGATATGGAAAAGTATTTTAAAGCTGCAAGACAAAATGGCAAAATAATTTTAGATGATCCATACTTATCTGTCCCAACTCCGTATAAAGGCTATGTTAGTTTTGAGAAAATGAAAAATGAGGCAAGGCAGGTGTCCTATGGCACGCCGTTTATTGATTTTGTATTTGAAATAGAAGAATTTACCAATCAAAGTTTAAGCAATTTTAATGTGTTTATGAATAATTTTTTGTTTTATGTTGATCAGTTTTCTTCACAAATTCCTTTTACGAAGCCAGAAATGATTAAAAATAGCTTTATACCAATTCGTTCGACGGGGCTTGTCATTGAATTAGCAGAGGGAGATTTTTCAAAAGATAACCCAATAGATGTTTTATTTTATCAAAATCCTAATTTTGATTATTATCTTAATGTTGCTATGAAGGTTGGATTTTCTGTAGATAAAAATGCACCATGGCGACTAGTAGCTGATTTAAGTTCTCCCACAATGAGAAAGTATATGGCAAATTATGGCGTTAACGGCCCCGCGGATTTTTTTGATAATTATTGTAGGTTTGCTCACGCTAATGATTTCCAAGAATTTATAGATTTTGTGCTCGATTTATATGCACAGTATGTTGATAGGAAAAATTTGACTTCTAGACCAGTTGAAAGAGGTCGTGTTGTTTTAACAAAGAAATATAATTTAGAAAAACTTGATGAGACAAAAGTTTATCAAACATATGGCACAGATTATTTTTTGAACAGGTATATTGAATTAAAAAATGCACAAAATAGAAATTATATTGGAGAACGAGAGCTTAAAGTTTTACAAGAACAAATGAATGAAATTCTTAAATTAAAGCAAACAAAATTTGAGAGACATAACAGGATTTCAGCAATTGTAGATGAAAAATTTAAAGGCTTACGTGGTCGAGGAACTTTAAGCGATATTAAGAAAACTCTGCTTGACAAACAGGCCGAGAAGTGATATGATATAACTGGAGCGCATGTGTATTTCCAAACGTTAGATGATAAAACAGAATGTGTAGGTGTATATACGTCTGGTAAATTAAACTTTAATAATATTCCCAAAGGTCTTACGAAGACTTGGAAGTTTACAGGTTCAATTTGCGACGACAGTATTGAATATGCGTGGCTTTATTGTGGAGGTAAATCATTAGCTGAAGTTTGCCCAGAGCATCTTAAAGAAGAATTGGCTGGTGCTCAAAAAAAATTCCGAGCATTTATTAAGTCATTTAAAATTGGTAAGGTAGATTTAAGAAATTTTTGTTTTTTCGATCTTGTTCCGCACGATTTTTTATTAGAGTTTTGTGAAATTAGAAATAAAATTACAGAGTATGTATTTGACAACTTTGAAAAACCAAAAAATTATAATCATTTAGATGCTGCGTATAAACTTATCCACAAAATTAAATTTCAAAATTTAATAATTAATAATGAGGACTGTAGACACTTATTTGTTAATTCTATAAATCGTAATAACGTGCAAAAGCTTTTGGCTACTCCGCCACATATTGATTACAATATATTCGGAACAGCAACGGGCAGGTTTACAACCAGACCTGATACATTTCCAATATTAACTATGAAAAAAGAATATAGAAAACTCATCAAGCCAACAAATGATTGGTTTTTATCACTTGACTATAATGGTGCAGAAATTAGAACACTTCTCGGCTTGAGTGGTCAAGAGCAGCCATCTGGTGATATTCACGAATGGAACATGAATAACGTAATTAAGCGCTCTGATATTTACAGAGAAGAAGCCAAAACATTATTCTTTTCGTGGCTTTATAACCCAGAATCTAGAATTATATCAACTAATTATTATAATCGAGAAAAAGTACTTGACGATTGGTATGATGGCGATTACATTAACACACCATTTGATCGTAAAATTAAAATTGATGCACGTCGGGCATTTAATTACATAATACAAAGCACAACATCGGACATTGTAATAGAGCGCGCAATAGAAATAGATAAATTCTTATCAGACAAAAACAGCTTCATATCTCATATTGTTCATGATGAAATTGTAATTGACTTAAGCAATGAGGACAGGGAATTGGTCCCTGAAATTAAACAGATATTTGAAAAAACAAAACTTGGTAATTTCGTGTGTAATTTAGGTGCTGGTCAAAATTATTTAGAACTTAGGGGACTAAAACTTTGATATCATTAGTCGGAATAGGAACTGCTGGCTCAAATGTTGTCGGTCAGTTTGCTGGTAATAAGGAATATAAATTATTTCAATTGTCTAATCAGTTTTCAAAAACTTCTGGGGGGCAATACAAGCTTAAAAAATATGATAAAATAGAGGATTATGAAAAAAATATTCCTAAACTGTCAAAGTTTTTCAAAGGAATTAGCAATAATGTGCAGGCGTTTGTTTGTGGCTCAAGTAAAAGCGCTGTGATGACACTAGGAATACTAGAGCAAATAAAACATACTAAAATAGATTTGTTTTACATTAGGCCAGATACTGAATTGTTGATAGGAAATTCTCGGCTTCAAGAAAAAGCAGTTTTTGGTATTCTTCAGGAGTATGCACGCTCAGGTTTAATTAATTCAATAACAATTTTTAGTAATCCAATATTGGAAGAAATTATAGGAAATGTACCTATTAAAAAATACTTCGAAACTATTAATCAAACTATTTATTATAGTGTGCATTACAAGAATTTGTTTGACCACACACAGCCAATTATTGGCAACCTAAGTAAGCCTTCTGACGTACAAAGAATACGCTCTCTAGGTAGACTCGACACCAACAAAGTTGAAGAAAAATGGTTTTTTGATCTTGACATGAGCCGGGACGTGTGTTATTATTTCTGCATATCTCAGGAAAAACTAGAAAAGGATGGCGGATTACATCAAAGAATTATCGAAAAGTTAAAACAAAAACCGAAAAATGCTTTTAAAAATATAACGTATGCGATTTACGAATCTCCATACGATGAAGATTTTGGGTTCTGCGTTGCCCACACTAACGCAATTCAAAAAACTCTTGACAAGGTAGATCAAGAGTGATACATTAGATGTCAAGGAACGCTTGATATACTTTATTAACAACAAAAGGAGAAAAATATGTCTATTAATATGGAACTAATGAGAAAGAAACTCGCCGCACTTCGTGGCGATGGAAATGGGAATGATGGCCCATCCATCTGGTTCAAGCCAGATGAAGGCGATCAAGATATTCGGATCGTACCAACGAGCGATGGCGATCCGTTGAAAGAGTTTTTCTTCCACTATAACGTGGGAGATCATAAGGGTGGTATCATGTGCTCAAAGCGTAATTTTAATGAGCGCTGTCCAATTTGTGACTTCGCTTCAACGCTTTGGCGCGAGGGTGTCGAAAATAATGATGAGGAAAGCAAGAAGTTGGCGAAGTCACTTTTTGTGCGTACCCGATACTTCTCGCCAGTCGTATTGCGCGGCAATGAAGCTGATGGAATTAAGGTATATGGCTATGGCAAGCAAGCCTATGAATTGCTGCTTGGTTATATTCTTGACCCAGAATATGGTGACATTACCGACATTAAGGAAGGCACAGATATCACGCTAACATATACTAAGCCAAATCGTCCCGGGGCATACCCGCAGACTAATTTGAAAATGCGCCGAAATACATCGCCACTCTTGGAAGACCAAGAGTCTATCCCCGGAATGTTAGATAACATGCCTGACTTTGATAGCTTGTTTGAACGCCTCACCCCAGAGCAAATTGACGCTATCTTGGACGAACAAATGGCTGGCTCGGCTTCTGCAGAAGAGCGCTCTAAAGAGAGCACACACTATGCAAATGGTGCCAGTGATGTTGATAAGGCATTTAATGACTTGATGACTGGAACTTAGTAGGCCGATGGCACCCCGGCAAAATTGGGTGCCACTATATTCTATACGGAAAAGGAGAATGTTATGGAATGGTTAAAATCACAACTAGCTCGATGGAAGGTTCAAGTTAGTTTTGTTGCTGGAGCACTTGTTGTGGCGACTACTTACGGAACTTGCACTGTTGAACCACCAGCGGTCGAAGTTAGCGAAGCTAACACTACCACTGAAACAGTTGAGACAACCACAAATACAGTCGAAGTTTCTGAAACTACTACCACAACCAATGAAAACACAGGTAATTCAACTGAGACAACAACCACTACTGAAACAATTTCAGAGTGATTAAAGCCGCTGGCAGGCCGGTGAAAAGTCTGCTGCTTTTTAAGGAGACACAATCATGCGTTTTATCGCACCTGTCCTCTTGCTTGCATTCTGCATGGGTTGTGAGAAAGAAGACGATACAGCATCCGACACGGCTGCTGAAGACACAGCAGAATAGCTGCAGCCGCTGGCAGACCGGTCCAAAGTCTGCCATTTTTAATTGTAGTTTTAATGGCTGCAGATCTAATTATGAATAAACGGAGATATTGTTATGACATATAAATTTATGATGCCTGCACCGCGCGTTCTCGACAATGCAAGTAATCAACCAGATTGGCTTATTGCCTTTGCCAATGGAACTAATGGCCCCGGTAAATATGCATATGCATCAAATTCAGACAGAACTAGTTGGACCTCCGCTGACTATGTTACATCGAATAGAAACGCTACATTTGTAGCAGCAGTCGGGAAAAACGCTGCCGGCAACGGCATCTTTGTGGTGGGTCAAAAAATGACCAGTCCGAACAATACGCACGAATTAGCTGTTAGCGGGGATGATATTACTGATGGCAGCACATGGACCGAAGTATCCCTTGTCGGAGTAGCTAACAATAATAACACCATACAACGAATACTGTGGTCAGAAGACTCTTCTAGTTCCACAGCAGGTGTCTGGCTAGCAGGCTCAAATGTCGGTAAGGTGTTTCGTAGCACCGATGGAGCCGCTAACTGGACAGAGCTTACCACAGGCGCCGGAAACTTACCGGGAACTTGGGGCTCTGGAGATGTTATCGGCATGACTGCTAATGGTGCTGGTCGGTGGGTTATGGCTCAAGGCACAAGGCTGTTTAATAGTACTGACGATGGTGCCAATTTTACTGAAATATCTCACGGCATCAGCAATGTTTCAAAGTTTTTAGGTGTCATTTATACAAACAACAGCTACGTTGTGGTTTATGATAGAGACGATGACAATGAAGTGTATCTTCGTTCCGCTGCTGATGGTGACTTAACAACTTGGAGTAGCGAAATTAACTTTAATGGAATTCAGGAGCCCGGCATCGCGGGCCAGATTGAAAATGTAAGATTAGCTGCCAATAGCGCAGGACGTGTTGTTTTCATTAGTCCCGACAGAACTGCTGTTGGATTCGTAGATGTAAATGGAACTAGTACTAGCAATAACACAGTTGTTGGTCTTGCAGTTAAAGCAGCGCGTGATATTGCGACTGATGGCGGTGGCACATGGCTTGTAACATGTGAAGAAGGTGAAATTTTTGAAAGCACAGACAACGGCGCTAACTGGACTAAAATAGTTGACAGCTTCCCCGCCGCCGACTGCAACATTAATTGTATTGCCTCAAACTATTATCTGCCACTATAAAAATGATCGTTCTTGCTTGACAATTGCGGCGTACAATGTTATTATATGAATACCAATATTAGGAGGGTAAATGGCGAGGAAGAAAGCCGTGAAAGCGGGCCGTGTTGGTCTGCAAGATTTAATGAAGCTTGTTAATAAAAAAGCTGGGCGTCCTGTTGCGCATGATCTAACAGGTGAAAATCCGACCGAAGTTAAAGAATGGATTCCCACTGGCTCAAGGTGGCTGGATTCAATTATTTGCAAAGGTCAAAGAGCAGGTATTCCTGTTGGGAAGGTAACTGAAATTGCAGGCCTTGAGGCAACAGGAAAATCTTATATGGCAGCACAAATTGCAGCCAATGCACAAAAGACAGGTAAGTTAATTGTATACTTTGATTCTGAGTCTGCAATTGACCCGTCTTTTCTTGAGCAAGCAGGCTGTGACCTTGAAAACCTTATGTATATTCAGGCGTCGTCAGTTGAGTTTGTGCTTGAAACAATTGAAGAATTATTAGGTGCAACTGATGAGCAGATGGTATTCATCTGGGACTCTTTGGCACTCACGCCATCTGTATCCGATGTTGAAGGTGACTTTAATCCGCAGTCAACCATGGCAATGAAGGCTCGTATTCTTGCAAAAGGCATGTCTAAACTTGTAATTCCAATCGCTGATAAGCAGGCAACGCTACTTGTGCTTAATCAATTGAAAACAAACATTCCGCAAGGCCCTATGGCTCGTCAAATTGCTATGACTACGCCATTTATTACTCCCGGTGGAAAAGCGATGCATTATTCATATTCGCTTCGTATTTGGCTCACAGGCCGTAAAGCCAAGTCAGCTTTCATCGAAGATGAGAAAGGCTTCAGAATTGGCTCAGAAGTTAAGGTAAAGCTAGAAAAGTCACGTTTTGGCACGCAAGGTAGATCCTGCGCCTTCAGAATTCTATGGGGTAACGAAGTAGGTATTCGCGACGAAGAATCGTGGTTCGATGCTATTAAGGGTTCACCATCGCTAACAAGCGCGGGGGCGTGGTATACCTTGGCAACACCTGATGGTTATACTAAGAAATTTCAGCCATCTAAATGGACTGATCTTGTACATTCTGATGAAGAGTTTAAGCAAAAAGTAATTTCAATTATGGATGAAGAAATTATCCAGAAGTTTGACAAAAGACAAGGCGATGCTAAAAGCTTTTATGAAGATCAAGAAGATTTAACTGTGCCAGTTACTGCATAATAGAGGATTGTATGACACCAGATAACAAAAATAGAGTACTGATTATTGATGCATTGAATGCTTATTTAAGAGCGTACATTGTCGACCCATCTATCTCCGCGAACGGGCAACCAATTGGCGGACTAAAGGGTTTTATTAAGATTCTACAAAAGCTTGTTAGGGACACAAGGCCCGAAGAAATAGTTATTGTTTGGGATGGCCCTGATGGTTCTCGCAAAAGAAAAACCATGGACAGCAATTATAAAGCTGGCCGCAAACCCATTCGTCTTAATAGGGCATTTCATAACTTGACTGATGATCAAGAAATGCAAAACAAAGTTTGGCAGCAGTCAAGGCTTATCGAGTACATTAATGAAATGCCAATCATTCAGGTAATGTTGCCACAAATTGAAGCAGACGATGTTATTTCATACGTAACCAGCATGGAGAACTATTCTGGCTGGCAAAAAGTTATCGTGTCTAACGATAAAGATTTTATGCAATTGTGCGATGGTGAAACGATATTGTTCAGGCCTGTAAAAAAAGAAATCATGAGCATGAACACTATCTCAGAAAATATTGGCATCCATCCTACCAATATGGCACTAGCCAGAGCAATCGCTGGTGATGCTAGTGATAATTTAAAAGGCGTTAGGGGCGCTGGTCTTGCCACGATCGCAAAAAGATTACCATTTCTTAAAGAAAGCAAAACAGCTTCTATTGATGATGTCATTGATTATTGTAACGAAACTGAACAAAAGCAAAAATTTTATTCGAATGTTGTGGAAGCGAGAGAAGTTGTTGAACACAATTACAATATGATGCAGCTTTACGCTCCACAAATGTCAGTGCAAGCAAAACAAAAGGTTGATTATGCAATTACTGAGTTTGAATGCACTTTTAACAAAACTGAAATACTTAGGCTGATGATTGAGGACGGTTTTGGGGAACTAAATTGGGAAGATTTGAAGGCTTCCCTTAACAAAATCAGCTTAGAATGCATCGGCCGGCCAGTTTAATTTTATTTTAGTTAGCAAACGAATATGTTGGCTACTACTTAATACTACCGCACCAAGAACCACAAAGTCGGACTACAAAATTTAGATATTTTGTTTGACTTGTGTAAAAAATGTGCTATAATTGTATAGCAGAAGAGAGAACTTATGTTAGCAGAAAAAGTAGACTTTGGAAGGTATGGTAAATCCTTCCAAGAAGGTCTTGTACAATTAATGTTTGAAGACAGGCCGTTTGCCGATCAGATTACTGAAGTCTTGGACATTAATTTTTTAGATCTTGAATACTTGAGAGTTTTTGCTAGCAAAATTATTGAATATAGAATCAAGTATGATAAGCATCCTTCTGCGGAAGCCATTATATCGATCATCCGAACTCAATTAGATAGAGAAGATGAAGTAATTCAAAAACAAGTTCGTGACTACTATGCAAAAATACATTCGAAAGAAATTGATGAAGTTGATTACATTAAAGAAACTGCATTAGAGTTTTGTCGTAAGCAAAAACTTAAAGAAGCTATGATGAAGTCTGTAAATTTATTGCAGACCTGCTCATTTGATGAAATCTCAAAAGTTATCAATGACGCGATTAAATTAGGTGCAGAAAATAATTTTGGATATGATTACCTTGCTGATTTTGAACAAAGATTTATACCTAAATTTCGTAACCCTGTATCAACCGGCTGGGATGAGATTGATAAAGTTTGCAACGGTGGTTTAGGTAAAAGTGAACTTGGTGTTGTCATTGCTCCAACTGGTGCTGGTAAATCAATGGTCTTGGTTCATTTAGGTTCTCAAGGCCTACAGGAAGGTAAGACTGTAATTCATTATACGCTTGAACTGCAGGATACGGTTGTTGCCAGTAGGTATGATAGCTGTATTACTGGCTATCCGTTGTCAGATTTGACTAATTTCAAGGATGAAATTTATGATGTTGTCAAAGACATTGAAGGAAAGCTAATTGTAAAAGAATATCCTACAAAATCAGCATCAACCAACACGATTAAGTCACATTTATCAAGACTTATTAAGCGAGGCATAAACCCGGGCATGATAATTGTTGATTATGCGGATCTTCTTAAGCCAGTAACTGTCAGAAAAGAAAAGAGAAATGAATTAGAATCAATTTATGAGGAATTACGTGCAGTATCTCAAGAATTTGGTTGCCCTATTTGGACAGCATCGCAAACTAATCGCTCAGGCTTAAACGCTGAGGTAATTACAATGGAACAAATTTCTGAGGCCTTCAACAAGTGTTTTGTGGCCGATTTTATTTGCACCATATCAAGAACAATCGAAGATAAACAAAACAACAAAGGCAAAATGTTTATTGCCAAAAATAGAAACGGCCCAGATGGTTTCGTTAATGATATTTTCATGGACACATCTAACGTTTGTATTAAAGTTTTACCTAAAACATTTACAGCGACTGCATCGGCAGTCAATCAGATTCCCCAAAATCCTTTGCCGCTTTCGGCAAAAGATCAAAAAGAAGTATTAGTAAACCGTTATCAAAAATTTAGAAAAGGAAATAAAAAATGAGAACAATTGAGAACATACGCAGATTTAGATTATCAGACACTTTTGTTGAACCCTATAAGAACGCAGAAGTGCCATGGGGCCCTTTGGGTTATGTTACTTATAAAAGAACATATTCAAGAAGGCTTAGTGAGTTTGAACATGATGCCAACGGTAGTGAAGAGTGGTGGCAAACCTGTCGCCGAGTTGTTGAAGGTATGTTTAATATGCAGAAGCAGCATGTTTTCCAGCTTGGCTTGGAGTGGAATGATAATAAAGCTCAAAAAACAGCAAAAGATGCATATGATAGATTGTTTAATTTAAAATGGACCCCACCCGGCCGCGGCCTGTGGATGATGGGAACCAAGTTTGTAGACGAAAGAACTGCTGCTGGCTTGTTTAATTGCGCTTTTAGGTCAACAAAAGATTTGGCCAATAAGGGTGGTTATCTTTTCGCATGGATGATGGATGCGCTGATGGTTGGTGTTGGTGTTGGGTTCGATACCGAAGGTGCTGGCTCGATTGCTATCCAAGAGCCAGAGTATACAAATGATGTGCTTGTAATTGATGATTCCCGCGAGGGTTGGGTCAATTCCGTGCACACAATTTTAGATGGCTTCTTTTTTGGTGGCAAGGTACCTAAGTTTGACTATTCTGCAATTAGGCCTCTTGGCGCCGAAATCAAAGGATTTGGAGGCACATCTTCTGGCCCCGATCCTTTAATTGAATTACATAAAAATCTTACCGAACTGTACTCCAGTAAAATCGGTGAAAATATTACGTCTGTTGACATTGTTGATACTGAAAATTTAATTGGAAGATGCGTTGTATCCGGTAATGTTAGGCGCTCTGCAGCCTTGGCCATGGGTCGTCATGATGACACGGTATATCTTGAAATGAAGAATGATCAAGAAAAACTTTATCATCACAGGTGGGGTTCTAATAATTCTTTTAATGCCGAGGTGGGTATGGACTACACTTGGCACGCAGAACAATCTCAGAAGAATGGAGAGCCCGGCTACATTTGGCTTAATAATGCGAGAACCCGCGGCCGCTTCAAAGATGGTCCGCGATATGACGATGTTAACGTAGCAGGATTTAATCCTTGTGTTGAACAGCAATTAGAAGATGCTGAACTTTGTTGTCTTGTCGAAACATATCCTGCGAAGCATGATGATCTGGAAGATTATCTTAAAACTTTAAAGATTGCATATCTTTATGGTAAAACAATTACTTTGTCAAATACACATTGGCCTGAGACAAATGCTAAAATGCTTAAGAACCGCAGAATTGGTTTATCTCAGTCCGGCGTTATTCAAGCTTTCAATAAGTTTGGTCGTCGTGCTGTTTATGAAATGTGCGATAAGGCATATTCTTTTGTTAAAGATCTTGATGAAGCATACTCGAACTGGCTTTGTATTCCCAAATCAGTGCGAATGACTTCAATTAAGCCTTCGGGTACTGTTTCGCTTTTGAATGGTTCAACGCCGGGAATTCATTATCCAGAAGACGAGTTTTATATTAGACGTATCAGGTTCTCTAAAACTTCACATTTAGTTGAAAAACTTAAGAATTCCGGCTATCATGTTGAAGATGATAAATACACTCCCAACACAGCTGTGGTGCAGTTTCCTGTTCATGAGCCTTACTTTGCTAAGGGGAAGAAAGATGTATCTATTTGGGAGCAACTTGAGACAGCGGCACAATATCAATACTATTGGGCAGATAATTCAGTATCTATTACTGTTACATTCAAGCCAGAAGAGGCAGAGCATATCAAGACTGCACTGGAGCTTTATGAAACTCGATTAAAGGCGGTATCTTTTCTGAAATACGAAGAGACCGGATATGTGCAGGCACCATACGAGCCAATTAGTAAAGAGACCTTTGATGAAATGAGTTCAAAGATTAAGCCGTTCCAGAGGTTTGACACCGATGAAGGTGGCTCTGGTTCTAAGTTCTGCACCAACGATACTTGTACAATTTAATTAAGAGAGGTAAAAATGTTTAAGCCAGTCAATAGGCATGTTCTTATTAAGAACAAAATTGAGGAAATATCAGAAAATTCAGGTATTATCTTACCAGAAGATTATAAGCCAAAAGAAGAGGCTTACAGTTCTTATCAGGTCCTAGATTGGGCTGACGATGTTAGATTCGATCTACAAAAAGGCTGTTTTATTGCTGTTGACAATAAAATGATCGAAGAAATTTGCATTAATAATGTGACATATTCTATTATTCAGGATAATTATGTTGTGGGAATTATTAATAAAAATATGGGATAACCTTTTTATGGATAAAAACTTTTATAATGAGTCTTCGGCTGCTAAGTTAGGCTGGGATCCAAGTTGGTTTGGTGAAAAGTACTTTGATGACAAGCTTGTTAGGGCCATAAAGAAATGGCAACGAAGTAGGGGATTAAAAGCAGATGGGCTGTGTGGCCCTATGACTTTCCGAAGAGTTTGGACTGATAGGCAATCAAGTATTGATCAGCATAAGCCAGTCGATTGTAAGTATTCTAATTACATTGTATATAATGGAGAGTTTATACCAATTGTCTGGGACAAAGTTGTTTTGTGGTCAGAGCGTGGTGGCCTTGCTGCACGCCCGGGCACGTATTACGATTATTCTAGTCGACCTAAAAGAAGTATTAGATATTTCGTAAACCATTGGGATGTGTGCCTAAACTCAAGATCGTGTCAGTCAATTTTAGACAAGAGAGGTATTTCGGTTCACTTTCTAATTGATAATGATGGAACCATCTACCAGACCTTGGATTTGCAGCATGCCGCGTGGCACGCTGGAAGCGAAAGAACCAATAGACCATCAGTTGGCGTTGAAATTAGTAATGCATACTACCCAAAATATCAAGACTGGTATGTTAAAAATGGATTTGGCAAGAGGCCCATAGTAGAGGGAGCTTGGGTTCATGGAGATTTATTGGAGCCATTTACTGATTTTTATCCTGCACAAAAGGAAGCACTAAAAGCTCTATGGAAGGCCATTCATAATGGCGCTGATATTCCCTTTGAAGCACCAGTTAATCAATTTGGAACCACATCAAAAAAATACGAACAACAAGTTGCATATGGTAAATTCAAAGGATTCGTCAGTCACTATCACGTTAGCAAAACAAAAATTGATTGTGCCGGATTGGACATTGTTGGGCTTTTAAAAGAAGTCAAAGAAGAAAAGGTTGAATCTTGAGTACGATAAAATTGTAGTAGGTAGCTCATTGCATGCAGTAATGTTTGCTTTTAATAACAATTACCCTATATTTTTTACTTGCCCTGAGCGTCCATTTAAATTTGATTATTTTGAAACTGATGTTGACTTTTCATTTTTAAAAATTCCAAAGATTAAAAATGTATTAAACACCTCTGAGGGTGAGCTGCACATTGGAACTCCCAAACATGTTGTCTGGGAAAGGCTTTTGTTTTTGTTATCATTAAACGGTAACGTTCCGTTATCTGATATGTGTAAAACTATTAGATGGGATGGCAATTCGTTGATGTGCTCTAATGATTACAAAAGAATACTTGACTTATCATTTGAAACGTGCTATTTTTTTGGTGATGATGGTTGTCAAAAATTAGTTGATCACAAGAATGAGGCAGAGTTATTTTATGTTTATGATTGGATTGCTTTCAATAGTGGAGGTAAGCACGATATGGACTTAATTCAGACAAAAGACTCATTTGTTTCTAAAATTTGGTTTTACCCATCAGATAGAATTCACGGCAACACGGCCGTTAAAGATGCATGTGCAATCTCAACGTTGTCGAAAGAACAGATTATCGATTTCGATTTTTCAGAAACAATGGCCAGATTTAAAACAATTTATGAAATGGAATCCAGAGGCATGAAGGGTCTTTTGTCATCCTACGATTCTAATGGTAAAGCTAAGCACTACAATTTTAAGACATCAACAATTACCAGAGATAAAATTGTCAAATATAAGCCTGATTGGAGCGAAACAGATAGATTTAAAAAGCCACCATACGATATAGAATATTTAATTGCAAATCTTGATTACGGCACTACAAATTATAAACAAATACTTAGAAGACTATGAGCAGGCATGTACATCTGGCCGGTATTATACCCATAGCCAATTCAAACATTGATTATGGAGTCAATTTACCAGTTTCTATGCTACCAATCAATGAAGCGCTTTCTGTGATTCACAAATCAATAATTGAATGTGCTGTTGTGGGGTGCCAGACTATATGGATAGTCGCCAATGACGACATGGCTCCTATAATTAGAAAAACGGTGGGTGATTGGGTTTATGATCCAGTCTATTACAGCAGAAACCAGAGGTTTTCGTCTGAAGTTAGGAAAGAGATACCAATATATTATGTTCCGGTGTTGCCAAAAGATAGAGATCGTAGAGATTCTTATGGTTGGTCTGTACTTACGGGAATTCACGCCGCTTGGTTTGTTGCTAATAAAATATCCAAATGGATTGTTCCAGAAAAATACTACGTTTCATTTCCCTTTGGGTTGCATGATATTTATGATTTAAGATCGCATAGAAAACAAATTTCTAGTCTAAAAAATAATTTCTTTTTAACTTATGAAGATAAAACAGTTAAAGATAACTTATACTTATCGTTCACTATGATGGCCGAAGATTTTAAAAAATGCCGAAGGCACGTAAACTCTGAAACAACCAAAACATTTTACAATACAGATGACAAATATCCATCAGAAAAGCTACCTCTTGACGAACGATGGTCTGCCAGACATTTCAATTTCGACACCGTGTTTCAGTGCGTAGATGATTCTAATGCCACCAAGATTGAGCTACCTTGGTATCATCAGATAGATAATTGGTATGGTTATCGCAACTATTTATCTGATGAAAATTGTATCGAATTGCCAAATGAACCATTGACAACACCGCATAAACATGTTAAATTATCATTTACGGAGGGAGAAGAATGAGGAAACAACCAAAAATTAAATTTGTAGGCTTACATGCGCATAGCGTAGCGGGCTCCATTTTTGACGCCATCGGATATCCGCAGGCTCACATGGATTTTGCATATGATAATGGATGCGAAGCGCTGGCCTTAACTGATCATGGCAATATGAACGGTTTAGCTTATCAGGTATTGCATGCTAAGAAGATGCAAGAGGCCGGCAAAGAGTTCAAGCCTATCTTTGGATGTGAGGCATATTTTACTCCATCAATTTCTGATTGGCGCGATGCTTATGAGCAAGCCATGGCTGATAAGAAGAAGGCCCGTGCCATTAAGAAGGATGCGCAGTCTGGCGCTACCGTAGAGGACGAAGGCGATAGCAAGAAGATTCAAGGAATTCTCAAGCGCCGGCGCCACCTTGTGTTATTGGCCCAAAATCAAACCGGGTTGAACAATCTATTTAAGTTGGTATCCGAATCATATCAACCGGAGAATTTTTATCGTTATCCACGTATCGACTATGCACTATTGGAGAAGTATAATGAGGGCATCATTGCCTCTTCTGCTTGTCTTGGTGGGGTGTACGCCGGAAACTACTGGGAAAACCGAGAGGACGGCGATCAAGCTGTACTCGAATCCATGCGTGAGTCCACACGACGCATGGTCGACATTTTCGGTGATCGCTGGTATGCCGAGATACAATGGAACAACATTAAAGAGCAGCATGAACTTAATAAATATGTAATTCAAGTTGCTAAAGAGTTTGGCGTTGGACTGGTCACGACAGCCGATAGCCACTACCCCAACCCTGACGCTTGGAAAGACCGTGAACTTTACAAGCGTCTTGGTTGGCTAGGCAAGGGACGACCTTCTTGGGCCGAAGATGAGTCAGAACTTCCTGAAGGCGTGGAAGAAATCGGATACGAATTGTATCCAAAAAATGGTGACCAGATCTGGGAAAGCTACAAGGAATACTCAAAATCCACGGGGTTCGAGTACGACGACAATGTAGTCTTGAAAAGTATTGAAGAAACATACCGCATCGCTTTTGAGCGCATCGAGAATTTCTTGCCCGACAATACAGTCCGCCTCCCCGAATTCGTTGTGCCCGCGGGCTTTACAGCTACGCAGGCCTTAGTAAACTACTCTCTAGAGGGCCTAAAAGATAAAGGCTTACACACTAACAAAGAGTACACAGACAGGCTAAGGCACGAATTGAATGTCATTGACGACCGGGGGTTCTCGAAATATTTCTTAACAATGAAATCTATTGTTGATGTCGCAACGGACATGATGCTTACTGGTCCCGGCCGCGGCTCTGCCGCTGGCTCTCTTGTGGCTTACGCACTAAACATTACACAAGTTGATCCAATTAAGCACGGGCTTCTGTTTTCACGCTTCTTGCGTTCCGATGCTAAAGACTATCCAGATATTGATTATGATGTATCTGATAGTATGGTTTTAAAAGAGAAGCTAGTGGAAATGTGGGGTGAGGATTGTGTTGCTCCTATTTCAAATTGGAATACGCTGCAGCTTAAGTCTCTAATTAAGGATATTTCCAAGCTGTATAATATTCCATTTACTGAAGTAAATACAGTAACTTCAATTATGATCCGTGAGGCGACACCCGAAGCTAAAAGAAAGCATGGGATTAAGGCTGGTATCTATGCTCCAACGTGGGAAGAGGTAATTGAGTTTTCGCCTACATTACAAGCTTATCTTAACAAGTATCCTGCTGTCAAAACCCACGTTGAAGGTTTGGTAGGTCAGGTTCGTTCGTGTTCTCGACACGCCGGCGGAGTGGTTATCGCAGAGGATCTAGATAAGAGCATGCCCCTGATTAACTCAGGTGGTGTTCGTCAGGCTCCTTGGGCCGAGGGTCAGAACGTTCGACACCTTGAGCCCATGGGTTTCATTAAGTTCGATTTGCTTGGCTTATCCACACTGAAGATGATGGAGGGCGCAATATATCATATCCTCAAGCGTCATCACGGAGTTGATGATCCCACGTTTGCGCAAATTAGAGACTACTATGAGAAGAATTTACATCCAGACGTTGTTGACTTAAATGATCAACAGGTTTATGAAAATATTTTTCACTCTGGTAAGTGGGCCGGCATTTTTCAATTTACAGAGCAGGGTGCACAAAAGTTTTGTGTTAGAGCCAAGCCAACAAATATTATTGATGTGTCGGCTATCACGTCTATTTATCGCCCGGGCCCATTAGCGGCAAATGTTCACGATGAATATATTGAAGCTAAAGAAAGCCCGCACCATATCAATTATCTTAATGATGATGCCCATGACATTACACAAGAAACATTTGGTTTCCTAATTTTCCAAGAACAAATTGCACTACTTGCACACAAACTTGGAGGTCTAACACTTGATGAAGGTAACATGCTCCGCAAAGTTCTCACCAAAAAAGGAACTGGCAAGGGCTCAGTAAAGGGAATGTTGCACGAAAAGTTTATTAGTGGCTGTGTCGCTAACAAAATTAGCAGGGATGCTGCTCAATCACTTTGGGATAAGTTTGAATATTTCTCAGGGTATGGCTTTAATAAGTCTCATGCCGTATCATACAGTATTATTTCATTCCAATGTGCTTGGCTCTTTAATTATTATCCTGCTGAGTGGATGGCAGCTTTCTTGGATAAAGAGCCGGAAACACGCAAGGAAAAAGCAATCAATATAGCGAAGCAATTTGGATTTGATATTGCGCCACTTGATATTAATAAATCAGGAAGGGTCTGGGAGATTAGTAAAGATGCTAAAACTCTGATTCAGCCACTGACCTCAATCAAGGGGCTGGGCGCTGCAGCAATTGACCAGATACTTGCAAACCGGCCGCTCAACTCTGCAGAAGAAGTTTTGTTCAACGAAAATATAACTTACTCAAAGCTTAACAAGAAATCTCTTGATGCATTGTGTCGCGGTGGCGCTCTTGATAATATTGTTGATGATAGATTTACAGGCCGCAAACACTTCTGGTCAGCTTGTATTGTTGACAGGCCAAAGAATTTAAAGAAACTAGCAGAGAATATCGAAATCTACGCACCAGAAGGTGACTTTACTGAAGAAGAAGTAATTCAGTTTAAGACTGACCTGACCGGAGTGTTCCCAATTAACTTAGTCATTAGCACTGAAACGGTTGAGAAGCTACAAGAAAAGTATATTCCACCAATTTCTGAATTTGATTCGGAGTTGCAGGTTTGCTGGTTTATACCACGCAAGATTGATCCCCGCAAAACCAAGAATGGTAAATCGTATTGGATTGTGGAAGTAACTGATAGCAACAATCAATCAACCAGAATTAGGTGTTGGGGCATTAGACCTGAGAAGGACGCCATTCACATTAATAGACCATACATGGCAAGACTTAAGTACGATGAGCAATGGGGCTTCTCTGCTTATGCTATTGGAAAGTCTTTTAGATTATTGGGATAATTGTTTATTTTATGCTTGACAAGTACACCAATATTTGTTATATTTTTATAGTCGGAGGATAGATGAGTAAGAATTACGGATACGCCTGCATCAACATGCAACTTTCATACCCGAAAAAGTATGGTGATGCTCCGCGTGGAGTTGACAGAATCACCACCAACCGCTCTATGATCAAAAGAACGTTCATAGAGAAAGGTACAACATACGCATCCCACTTAGCCCTCCAAAACGTGCGTGATCTCTGTAAGATTTTGGAATGGAATAAAGAAAACCAAATCTTTTTTTACCGTCTATCCTCTGACGTTCTACCTTGGGCTAGTGAATACAACATCGAGGATTTGCCAGATTACAATTTGATTCTGGCAGCATGCTACAGGGCTGGCAACTATGCAAAAGCCAATGGAATGCGTTTGACAGCCCATCCCGGGCCATTTAACAAGCTGGCCTCACCAAAGGAAAGAGTATTTGAATTGACTAAGAAGGATTTGACTGTCCATGGTGAATTTTTTGACATGCTTAATCTGCCTAGGACACCCTATGCGAAACTAAACATTCATGTTGGTGCTGCGTATGGCGATAAGCCGATGGCTCTCGACAATTTTTGTCGTAACTTTGAAAGACTTCCAGAGTGCGTTCGCTCACGATTGACCGTTGAAAATGATGACAAGGAATCACTGTATTCAACACAAGAATTATACCGCGGCGTCTACGAGCGAATTGGAATTCCAATTGTGTTTGACTACCACCACCACATGCTACACCCCGGCGATCTTACCGAGCGCGAAGCATTGGAATTGGCCATTTCAACATGGCCAGATGACATTAAGCCTGTTGTACATTATGCTGAGTCTCGGTCAGTTGAACATGGAAACCCCAAGATTAAACCACAGGCACACTCAGATATGATTACAAGTTCTTTCAATGATTACGGTTATGATTTGGACGTAATGATTGAAGCTAAGCATAAAGAATTGGCTTTGTTGAATTATCGTGATACTTTGAATGAAGGCATGGCTAATTAAGCTGGAGCCTTAAAATGTCTGCTAGTCAAAAATTACAGTGGAAAAGGTATGTTAATAAATTAAGATACTTACATGATGAAATAGATTTAGTTATTGAAATATCTAATAAGACTGGTAATGAGTTTCAAAACTATCTTGAAGTTTATTGTGCAAAGAATGAAATATCATTAAAAGAACTAAATAAAAATCACAGTGACAAAGTTGAGAATGCATACAAAGGTTTAAGAGAAGAAAAAACAAAGGGGAGATTTTTACAAGATAATGAGAATAAGATTGAATCTGATATTCTTGCAC